ATTGCTTCTAAAATTGCGGATTTAGTAACTTCATTGAAAGTAATCCTATATCTTTGCATATTTTTATCTAAAATTTTTGTAATACTATGTGATATGAAATGACCTTCATAATCTGGATCACTTGCTAAAAAAACAATATCAACTGTTTTTAATAATTTTTTTATATTATTAATAACTTTTAAGTTTGTATATTCGTAAATACCTTTCCAATTATCAAAATCTATAGACATTTCAGTTTTTTTTAAATCTTCTATATGACCATATGATGCAGTTGTAATATATTGATTTTCTTGATCTTTTAAAAATTCTTGAATTTTGATTGCTTTTTTATTCGATTCAACTATTATAAGTATCTTCATTATAATAATATAATTATATGTAAATAATCATTTTTATATTTGATTATTTGTATTTTGCAATATTTTCAATAATCTTTTTGGTATATAACATTTTGATATGTTCTTTTTGTTTTTTCTCAATGATAATATTATCTTTACTAAAACTTTTGTTCTTATAAGTTAATTCAATCCAATCTAAATACACACCAACTTTATACATAAAGTTTCTCACATCTATAACTTCTAGGTTTTTAAAATCACCTTCAAATAAATAAAGATCAAATTTATCTTGAATTTCTTCCATAAAACTAGTAAAAAATAAATCATCTGGTTCAATACACCACTTTCTACCATTATAATATTCTATAAAATCTTTACAAGTTTTTCTAATAGTATTGTTTTCAATATGAGTTTCATTTAAATACACCTCATTAATATAATTCAATAAACCTTCATAATTGTCTTTAATACATTCTTCAATAAATTTATACTTCTCTTCTTTAGTCATATAACTTAAATCTTCTTTAGTAAAACTATTTCTTTCAACTGTAATATTTATATTGGTAGAATTATCAATTGTAATATTATTATTATTACCATTAATATTAATAGTAGTATTAATCGGTTTATTTTTACAAATTTTTATATGCTGCGATTTTCCTATTGTAGAACTAAATACCTTACTACAGAATTGACACTGGTTGTAATTTAACACACCAGTGCATTTCTTTTGATGAACATTTTTGTTTCCTTTTGTTGAAAACTGTTTATAACATTTACTACACGTTTTATCATCTATATTATGTTTTCTATTTTCTAAATTATTAAGATGTTCCTGGGTTTTAATATGTTTTTCAAATTCAATTTTATCTTTGGTTGTAAAATTACAAAAATAACATATCAATACCATACTAATTATTATAATATAATTATAATTATCTTTTTATATATAAAATTTAATAAGTCATATATAAAATTTAATAAGATACATTTAAATTTTAATAAGATACATTTAAATTTTAATAAGATACATTTAAATTTTAATAAAATATATAAAATTTAATAAAATATATAAATTTTAATAAAAAGTATATAATTTTTATTGATTTTTAAAATCTTATAATTAAATAGGCATCAAATTATAATTGTTGTATAATTAAATATAATTATACTGTAGTATCATAAAATAATTTTATTATTCTAAATACACTTTGTAAGAATAATATTGGTATGTTCATTTTCATTAAGACATATTTTATTTGTTGTAGTTTTTTTCAATGTTTCTAATAATTTTTTATACAATTCCTTTATTTCTTCTTCCTTGTCATAAGCCCAAGGACATTCATTGCCTTTATGTAACCAAATTTGTTTTCTATCCACTAATGTATATGCATTATCTGTAGTTATACCTTTATAATCTCTATTCAGCATATAATATTCATCATAATTTATATTGATACAATATGGTGTGTATTTTTTCAAATAATCATAATCGAATCCAAAACTATTTATGGTTTTGATATTAATTTGTAAATTAACAATTGTGTTTATAGGATATTCATCATTTAATTTTTCTAAACCATCATTACTAACAAAGTGTATATAACAAATATTTTTTATTAATCCACAATATATTACATCATTTAGTATAGCATTATTTGTTATATAAAACCTAATTAAAATAAATTTATCCTTAAAATGTAGTCTATATTTATCAGTAATATAGTCAAGTTTATCCGAATAATGCAACTTTATAGAATGTTTATATTTATCTAATCTTCTTATAAATCTAACATCATTTAAGTCATATGTTTTGTTATTTTCAATTACTTTATGTTTGATTATATTATTATAATAATTGTCTTTATATTTCATGTCGAAATATTCGCAATTATTGTCCCATTCATCTATATATACTTCTGCTTCTTTTACCATATAATTGTGTATTGGTGTATCATTCCAATCATTTATTTCACAATCTATATATTTTATAATTATTTTATTATTATCAACTTCAATATATATTTTTATGAGTTGTTTTGTGCCTCCAAAGCTTTCATCATCACAATAATTGGGAAATAATATTTTAACATCATCATCTATTTCTATTTCTGGTTTGTCCATTTCATCTGTATTCTCATTATGATTAGTTATTTTATTATGAATATCGTTTATCATATCATTATAGTCACCTTCAAAATACTCATTACCCAAATCTTTTCTATGCTTATATTTATTCTTGAAATCGCTAATTAGTTTTTTTTCTAACATATCACAAGTATTACATATATGTTGTAAGAGTAGTTTTGAACCTTTTGGATATTGTTTGAACCTTTGTAAGTTCTCTTGCTTTGTTTTACCTAGTTTATAGACATTTTGATTGGTAATTATGAACTCTCTTTCTTGTAATAAATAAATGTATTCAGTCATATATAATTATAAGTTTAATTATATCATTTTTATATATTTATATTTTATTACACCATAACGATGTTTATATCATTTAATTCTTTATATATTTATATCTAAAATTATTAAAGAATCTAACGATTATCCTATATATTATAGATTTTATACCATAATATGATTATCAAAACATCATAGAACAAAAAGACCATATTTATAAATTATAAAACAATTATGTAAAATATTATAAAACAATTATGTAAAATAAGTATGATATATCATTGCAAGATTGTAGATTAAAAGTAGATGTGGAAGATATTAGAATTAAGAGATATGTTTTTGGTTTGAAATAACAATATTAACATTCACAACACCATTTTAGAAAATTATTAAGCAATAATTTTTTACTATTAAATACTTCATAAGGTATATCTTCTAAAAAACACTTATTATCTAAGAAACAATCATTATCTGTCGTATGAACTTCTGATAATTGTTTGATTTTTAACTCATTTTCTATAATGAAGTTATTATATTCTATTGGAATATTGATGGTGTGCTTTTTCATAATAATTATATTTTTATATCCTAATTGTTGTAATTTAGCAACTTGTCTATTAATATTATATACATTATCATATCTAATTATTACCAACCTTATATTATTGTTATATTTATTTGGCATTTTTTCTCCATGTCTTGCTCCGTTTGATATGTATATATGACTTTTTACAGGAACTAGACAATCAAGCAAGTTTGTAATACAATCTAAAATGTAAGATACACCAAATGAATCATATGTATAATCCATTATTATAACATTTTCTTGGTGTTCTACAAAAATATTATAACATATTTGTTTATATTTCTTATACAATTCATTATTACCATTCAATAAAATTAAGATGGCATCATTTACAAATATTGTATCAATATCTTGAAAAGCATTTATGTTAATGTAAAACACATCTATTGTCCGATTATAACCTGTTAAAATTTTATCTATATTTGGATTATATTCAGTAATTTCCCAGGTTTTGGTGTTTAATACGTAATCTTTCTTATAATTATTATTAATAGAAATGAAATATTCATAATTTTTTAAAATATATTCTTTTTGTTCTTTATTAAAACAAGTTTTGCATATATCTTTTATAATATTATCATAATCATAATAAAATGGTGCATAATTAAATGATAAAGTATCATCATTTAATAATAGTCCATTTTTCATACAATTATTATATTCTTCGTCAAATTTTTCCTTTGTGTAATACATAATATTATCTTTTTCGAAATTATCAGTAGAATAATGCTTTAGCCATCCAAGCAAATGTTCTCGAAATTGATCAACATTATATTCCTCTATGTTATGCCAATGTTGAGAATCATCAAACAATATATATCCCTTTTGTTTATTTTTATCTGTAATTATAATTGACTGAATTGTAGATGTTGATATTTTCTTATAATCTTCATATTTTTTAATTATGTAAGGTTGTTTTTTATTAAATGTTTCTTTTATTTTTTGATTAAATTCATCAAAATTATCATCATCTATTTGTGTTTTTTCCATTTCATTTGTATTCTCATTATGAATTACATCATTTTTTATTTCATTATTAATATAATGACAAATTATTTTACGCATTTCATCAGGATTACCTTCAAAATATTCAGTTCCAATATCAGTTCTTTGTTTAAAGCTTTCTTTAAATATTTTTATTAATGCTTTTTCATTAATATCACAATTTTCACATTCTAATTGTATAATTAGTTTTGAACCTTTTGGATATTGTTTGAACCTTCCTAAGTTCTCTTGCCTTGATTTTCCAAGTTTATATATATTTTGTTTTGTGTTTATAAACTCTCTTGCTTGTAATAAATAAATATATGAATACATTATATTTATATTTTATATAATCTTTATATATTTTTTATTACACCATTATGATCTTTATATTATGATCCGATCCTTAAATATTTAATTCTTTATAGCCTAATATTTTCAATATATTTTCAATATATTTACCCAACATATGCGGAATATATAAAATAATGTTATCATTTTAGTATATATAAAGATTTATAATTAGTATATATTATTAAAAATAATGCCAATTGGAAAATGGCATAATAAAATGGAAAGTTTATTTGATGAAAATATGAGAGAAGTTAAGTTTTACTGTTCTACAACTGATACAAATGTATGTAGAAGAGCTGATATTCTTTTAAATAATAAAAGAACTTGCGAAGTTCAACATTCATATATAGCAGAAAAAGAGATAATAAAAAGATTTAATGATTGGGATAAGTTTGGTAAAGAGATCATATGGTTAGTAGATGGTAATAATGGTATAGAATTATGTAATTTATCAACAGGAAACTATTTATTAATTTTTAAAGAAACTTGGAAATATAAATCATTTATATCCAAATATGATTTTATTTTACTTGAAATAAATGAAAATGTTTTTAAAATAGAATTAAAATTAATTAAGAGTGGAATGATAGAATTGAAAGAACCTAAAACATTAAAAGAAACTATTGATTATCTAAAAACAAAACCAAATCAAATATGGGATTTTTGGAGTGATGAAAATACAATTAAATCAACATTAAGTGTTTATCAACAAGGCGCAGGTAATGGAAAAACATATGGAATATGGCAATCAATTTTAAATAATATTGATAAAAAAACATATATAATTTTAACAAAACAACATACTGCTAAAACTGTAATTTATGAAGAATTAAAAGATCAAAAATATCGTTTTATAAATGGTGAAGAAGTTTTTCATATTGAAAATATAGAAAATGATACAGAAGAAAATACTGAAAAACATTTTGTAATAAAATATACTCATAAAGAATCAAAAAGAGAATGTATTGTAATTATTGGAACAATAGATTCATTTTGTTATAATTTATCAACACCAAATACAAGTGAAGGAACTAATTATTTTGAAAGTATTATTAATAATATTAAAGATAATGGAGCTACTAAAGTTAATAATGGATATATGAGATTTGCAGATCAATATATACAATTAAGTAAAGAATCTGAAATATGGATAGATGAAGTTCAAGATCTTCCTATTAATTATTTACATGCAATGTGTAAATTAATATATCAAACAAACTGTAATATAAACGTTGTTGGTGATAAACTTCAGTCATTAGAATATTCTAATAATTTTTTAACATCAATTGTTCAAGAAGGATTACCAAATATTACAATTGATATTAAACCACCAATAAATATCAATAGACGTATTAAAGTTAAGAATATGAGAACCGGCATAAATAATTTAATTAATTTTCAAAAATATGATTTACCACCAATTAAATGTGATAAAAAGATCGTTAAAGAACCAAACACTGAACCTATTTATATAATGAATGATCTAGATGAATTAAAAACTATTTATCCAGATGATAAAGATAAAAATAAAATTTCAGAATATTGTAATAAAATTATGAAATATTATGAAAATGAAGTTAATAAAAATAATTATTTACCAAAAGACTTTTTAATTATATTTCCAGTTATGAAATCTAATGTAATAGCACCAGAATTAGAAATTAAAATTCAAGAATTTTGGATAAATAGAAATAAAGAACATATTAAAGACGAATATATAAGATATGTTTATTTACATAAACACGAAGCCGGCACAGTTATTAACACAAATGATTCAATTAATGCAACACGTATAATGTCTATACGTGCTTCAAAAGGAGATGGTAGAAATGTAGTTTTTATTTTACAAGTAAATGAAAAATCTTTAAAATTAGTTAGTAATAAAGAAACTGAATTAGTATATGAATCTCATTTACACGTAGCATTTACAAGAGCTAAAAAACAAATTTATTATCAATTAATTAAAAATAGAGATGAAATACATAAAAGATTTGAAAAATCAGGGTATGTTAGAGATCTACCAAAAATTAATAAAAAAATATCTTTAGATCAAATTATTAGCTTAATTTGTAAAAATAAATTAATTGAAATATTAACAAATAACAGTGTTGATTTAAAACAATATATATATATAAATAATTTAAAACAGAATGAAGCTATAGATTGGGGATATCATTGTATTAAATATCAAGTATTTTATTATAATATCATTTTAAATATTATAGACAATAAAGTTGATAATTTAACACAAGACAAATCACAATTATTTGTTAAACTTGATATTATATCAAGAAAAATAATAAAAGAATTAGATGTAAATGCTTTTTGGAAGTATTTAGACGAATATCAAAATAGAGATCTACCAACTATACCATTATGTAAATTATCTAAAAAACCAGAATATCAACAATATTTTGATATTATTAAAAAAACAATTAAAAAAATTAATATTAATATTCAAAAAAATACTTTAAAAAAATTAAATGTATATGAATCTATCATTTTAACTTATATTATTGAAATATTTACACGACAAAGATATTCAAGTATTTCACCTTTAGATATTTACAACATTACTAATTTTTTTGAAATTAATAGTAATAAAGAAAAAGAATTATTGAATAATATTGCAAATATTAAAGCTATTATTGATAGTAGTGGTATCAAAAAATATAAAAATATTAATTGGAATATTTTTAAACATATTGAACTTAAAAGTGATTATGATTATTTTAAATTATATAATCCACAATTTCCTATAATTGGATATAATGATAGCGATGTAATTCATATAATTCTTAAAACTAATATATCAGAATTAAATGTTTGGGATATTACAATTCAAATATTACTTGAAAGATTTTTAATATTTAATAGTAAATCAGAACAAGATAATAAAAGATATAATAATAAAAAAATTAATACATATTGTTTTATATTAGATGATTGTAATTTTATAAAAATTGATTGGGAATGGGATAAATTACATACTAATGAAATTAAGCAAGAATTATTATTAACATTAAATAATTATTATGAAAAATATCATATTGATATTTATAATTATTTAATTAATTTACAGGAAACTAATGTAAAATTATGGGAAGAATCACCATCTAAAATTATTGATGAAATTATTAAAGATTCTAACGATTATCCTACATATATTATAGATTTTTTTAAAGATATTAATACTAAAATTGAAGAAGATGATGATTACAGTTATATTAATAATTTTGAAACATTTAATATAAAATTAAATAAAAAATTAAATATAAATCTTAAAAAGTATTTTGATTTATGAATATACTATATAAAAATGATAACATTTTATTAATTTTTATTAATGCCCAAGTGTCCTCATAATCGTTTTAAACCATATTGTAAAGAATGTGGTGGTAGTCAAATTTGCGAACACGGAAAAAGAAAATCACAATGTTATGAATGTGGTGGTAGTCAATTTTGCGAACACGGAAAAAGAAAATCACAATGTTATGAATGTGGTGGTAGTAGTATTTGCCCACACGGAAAAAGAAAATCACATTGTTATGAGTGTGGTGGTTCCCAAATATGTCCTCATAATCGACAAAAATCAACTTGTAAAGAATGTGGTGGTAGTAGTATTTGCCCACACGGAAAAGAAAATCAGAATGTAAAGAATGTGGTGGTGCTTCTATTTGCCCACACGGAAAAAGAAAATCAGAATGCAAAGAATGTGGTGGTAGTCAAATTTGCGAACACGGAAAAAAAAAATCAACTTGTAAAGAATGTGGAGGTGCTTCTTTTTGCGAACACGGAAAAAGAAAATCAGAATGCAAAGAATGTGGTGGTAGTCAAATTTGCGAACACGGAAAAAAAAATCACAATGTTATGAATGTGATGGTAGTGCTTTATGTCCTCACGGAAAACAAAAATCACATTGTTATGAGTGTGGTGGTAGTCAAATTTGCGAACACGGAAAACAAAAATCAA